GCTATCCATCCGAGAAAATCTTCATTATCCCATAGATACTCCATCGAATAATCTTTCCATTTCGACTCCTGATAAAGCTCCCAAATTTTATTAGATTTTCCTTCCGCTATATTAGAATTCTTTCCGCTTTTAGTTTGGTGAGGAAAAACTCCAGGAACGTCATCTTTTTTGTCACCCATTAGGATTTTTTTAAAAATGTATTCCTTAGTGTTAATTCTTTCTAAAGTACAAGAAGATAATAGCTTTTCCATCTTTGATGAATTAGCTCCGGAGATAGGATTAACGTCAAATATAGTTGTTTCTGATTCGGATTCTTCTTTCCAATTTTCAGAAACAATTAATTTGTTATTTTTAGAATTACTGTTCCATATTCCAACCCAAACATCTTCGTTGTATTTTACTAACTGGTGCATGTCTTTATCACCACTTATTACAATAACAGATTCTTTCTTATCTGTAAAATATTCAGACCAAGCCCAAATTAAATCGTCTCCTTCCGCTCCTTGATATGAGCTATAAATAAATCCATTAGATTCTAGATATTCCGAAAACTCGTCCATTAATCTAAAAAAAGATCCCCAGTCTACACCTTCTCCTTTTACCCTACTTTCCTTATAAACACTTCTTGTTATTTTGTAATCTTTTCTCCAAGATCTAGAATCCTTACAAAATATCACTTGTTTTATTTCTGGTATTTGTTTAAGAGAATAGCAAAGATCCGTTATCACCTTTCTTATAAACATATTTCTTTCAGCCTCTGATGATAATACATCTCCAGGGTTCTTACTTCCAAATCCAGAAAATATACCGAATGTCTTATGGAAGATATAATTACCGTCTACTACTACTGTTGTCATTAAAAATCTTCATTTGTTATCATTATATCATAGTCAAAAAAACCAGAAAAATCCCTCTCGTCTGCTAAAAATCTTCTCTTGACGTCGTCGGCGTCATTTCTTTCAGCGAGTCTTTTCATTCTTATATCTGATGGGGGATTTAGATATATTACGAAGCTTTTATCTCGGAGATCCTTAGGTAGGGACCTTAATCCTGCAGGACTTAGAATAAAAAGATCCTTTTCGTTAAATTCACCTTTAGAGATTCCATATTTCCAGCCATTGAATTCCTGTAATTCTAAAAATAGATCCGAATTAGCCTCGAAGAAATCTGGATCTCTAAAAAAATAATCCTTTCCCTCTTCCTCTCCTTTTCTAGGAGGTCTACTCGTAAAAGAAATCCCATAAGAAAATCCCTTCTCTACCATCTTCTTTCTTAAGAAATCTTTTCCGGATCCCCCTGGTCCTACTATTATAATTTTTCCTTTCATATTATTTTTTCGTATAGTATACTACTCATTATCATTGGTTTTCTGACATAACGAGTAGTATACTGGTCATTTATTGAACATCTGCTGAAGTTCAAATATTAAAGCTAGTAAACTAACTATTGGATCAATTACCTGGCTTCTTTGAGATTGATATCTAGCAACAGTAATAACTATTGATGGAATCAGATTTAATTTCTGTGGATTCTTTTCTTCTATCCATTTAATAAAGTCTGAGCTTAAAGAAGCCATAACCTCATCAACCCTTCCGGAATATTGACCAACTACATATTGGTAGTTTCCGATTGGATCTGGTTTAGATAAAACCATATTAAAAACTTCTTCGTGGTCGAATGTTATTTCGTTTATTTTACTTTCTGTTAGATCTGTTACTCCATCTATTTGCCATCTCTGTATGGTATTAAGTGCAGATCTCATATCAGGAAAATACTTCTTTGTAAATAACTCAAGACTTCTGTCGTCGTGATTTATTTCCATTAGATTAAGTATTTTAGAAACGCGATCTTGCCATTGGTTTTTTATTTCGCTTTCCTCCTCCTTACTCATAGGATCAAAATCATAAACTTCGAATCTTGACCTAATAGCATCCGGAATTTTACTTAAATAGTTACACGTAGCAACAAATCTTGTTGTTCTAGCATATTTCTCTATTGTACCTCTTAAAGCTTTGTAGAACTGATCTGATGCACCGTCGAACTCATCTAGGACTACAATCTTAATCTGATTCTCTCCGTCTAGTATAGAAACTGTAGAACAGAAATCGTGAACTTTAGTTCTAATTGTTTCTACTGAACTTTCATCTGATACATTTATAAAAATGTATGGATGGTTCTTTATTAGAATTTTAGCCATACTTGTTTTACCAGATCCTGGAGAGCCAGCTAATAGAACATTCTGTTGAAGACCGCTTTCAAACGATCCCTTTATTCTTTGTGGAAGGATCATATGTTTTAGTTCCTTCGGTCTTAATTTTTCTGTTAATAGTTCTTGTATCATTTAATATTTTTTAATATTCTTTCCATCTCAGCATCAACAACTTTCTTTGCTATTCTTTTATACTCATCTCTTATAATAGATTTCTGCTCTTCTGTTGCAGATCTCATATTAAGAGACTTAAGATGATTCCATTTAACCATTGTGGAAGCTCTATATCTCTCATAGTTGATTAATTGGGCTCTTTTAGATTTTATAAGGACTTTAAGTATTTTATCCTCTGTAGGATTATTCATTCCTTTAAATTTTTGACCACTAGGCATTTTTTTTAAAGAAATTTTAGATGCTATATCTTCTATGTAGGATCCAAATTTTTCATAAAAATCAGCTTGATCTTTCATTGTTTTTCTCCTACTTATTTCCTTGTGCCTATCGTTTAAGAGTTTTATTCTATCCAGATTTTCTTCCCTATATTTAATCGAATATTGTCTTTTGTAACTAGTGTTTTTTAAACTCCATTCTTTAGATTTTTTCTTAGTGCACTCAGCACACTTATGTGCTTTCTCTTTATAAATATAAAAATCAGTCTCCCCGTGAATTTTACATACATCTTTTAAAAATTTTGTTACCTTAACCTCCATATATTAAAATTTAAATCATTTACATAAACCACTCATATTGTCACCTAAATCCTTATCGTTTCTTATTTCTATAAATCTTGGTAAGAACAAAGACCAATTATCATTCTTATCATTTATTATGACGTTGTATTGTATAGCACAAACCTTACCTATTTGAGAATCTGGATTTTCACTAAGATCCTTAAGATCCTGATCTGTAAATCCTGCTCCTACTTTTACTTTAACTGTACCTGAAGAATCCTCACAGTAAAATCCTCCTATAAATCCCTCTCTCTTTCCTTCTCCTGGATACCATCCAGTAATTATTAGATCACAATCATTAACCTCTTTAAGTTTAATCCAATTCTTAGATCTTTTACATTCATATACATGTTCAGGATTTTTAAGAATTACTCCCTCTCCGCCACGAGCAACAATTTTGTTATAGTAAGCGTAGATGTCTTCTTTTTCTGTAGTCAAGAAAGAATCTGCAAGAGTGAGTGAAGTTGTCTTATATGTACTAAAAACCCCCTCTAGCGTACTTCTTCTTACATCAAACGGAATTATACCTTTTCCAGATTTTAACGTGTCTGCATCTTCAAGATCAAAAACATTATAAAGAAGATCGTCACCTATAGAATCTAATGGTTTTCCTTTTAACATTTGTGTAACTTTACCCGATACACTTTTCCTGTTTAGATCAGTAAGTTCCCCGTCAAAAAACCATTCTCCTTTTAATCCTGAATTTTTAATAAGTATCAAACATTCATCTGCAATCTTTTTCAAGTATTGATTAGGAATTTCGTTGAAAGCCCTTGTGTAAAATTTTACTTCACCACCGGAAATAAATGCTATTACTCTTACACCATCATATTTTTCCTCGCAAACGATTAGATCCCATTTTTTTATTTCGTCCTCATCGTCTTGTGCAAGCATTAGACTTGGATCTGGTATAACTTCCTTATTGAAAGCTTTGTTTATTAACTTAGCTCCAATTCCTATGTTTAATCTTTTTGTTAAAACTTTAGACAAAATCTTTCTTTCATCAATAGAAAGGGGATAACAGTTAACAACTTCAAATGCTTCCTCTCTTAATTTATCATTTGCTGCAGGTGCAAAAAATAATTTTTCAGTAAGATCCTTAAATCTTTCAAATAGATCTCCATCCTCTATGATATAGGGTGATTCTTCTAAAACTGGAAGCTTGTGTAGTTTTGTTGTTAAAAATGGATCTAGAGCAACTTTTAAAAGATATTCTAATTCCTTAGAGTAATTATTTTTTATTAGATCCTGTTTAATTTTTTGTGACCCGTTGCCTGTTGAATTTTCAATCTCTAATAAAATTCTAAGTTCTTTCTGCATGAATTGGTTTTTAGCTAATATAGAAATCAAATCTAAATAATAAAAATGATTTAAATATTATACTAAAAAAATAAGTAAGTTTTCGGTTTATTGGTTTTAAATAGCAGGTTCTGCTCCTGTTGCTTCGCCTCCAGTAGCTTCAGCTTCTGCTCCAGTAGCTCCAGCTTCTGCTCCAGTAGCTCCAGTAGCCCCAGCTTTACCTTCTTCCTCGGATTTTTTAACGTAGGATTTATTTAACTGTATATCCTCATAGTTAAGATCTAACCATCTCTCTATCATAAAATCTTGATCAAAAAATTGAACCTCTTCTTCGTTTACTGTTTCTTTTATTTCTCCCATTGCAGTAATGAAATCAATTTTTTTGATCAGTTGTTCTATTTCTCTAGATTCACCAAATAAATTATCACTTTCAAATTTAACACCTATTTGACTTCTAAATTCAGCATCGTTTTTAAGATCCGGAAATTCTAAGCACATTTGTATCCATAGAGGTTTTACTATAATCTCTTGGAATATAGATCTCAATCTTGTTATAAATTTAGCAAATCTAACCTCATCCCTTTCTGCTCCTTCCGCCCCTGTTTTAAAAGTATTATTTGAGCCCATACCAAATCTTGAAGAGAATCTGTTATAAGGTATTTTGGAATCTTGTCTTAATTTATTATAGAAATAAACAACCGAGTCCATTATATTTAAATTAGGACCTTGAGCATTAAGTGTTTCTACTTTTACTGATTCGCCTCCTTGCTGAGGGAAAAGATAGTTTTTATAGAATTGAAGATCAGGTCTTCCGTTTATAGCTAATTCTCCTGAGCTTGTATCTAGTTTAATATCCTCTTTATATACGGACATAAGTTCTCCAAGTGTCTCTTTAGCCTTTTGAGGAGCTTTACTTCCAATAGGAACTGTCATTTTAATCCTATACTGAGCATTCATAACATTCCATATTATTCTGGAGTGTTCCATAATCTTTAATAAGTTATAAGACCTTATTAATCTTTCAGTGTAAGATACTCTTGAAACAACGTTGGCTTTAGCATATGAAATATAAATAACCTGAGCGTCTAATAATTTTCTTTGTCTAACAGTTTCTCCGTAATACTGCCACCATATAGTTTCTCTTGTTCCGTCAGGCTTTTTTTCGATAGCTGGAGTTAAACTAACAGCATCCAATTCTTTAAAACCAACTATTTCTTTACCGTCGTTTGAATATATTATCTCGAATGCTAAAAAACCTTCTACGATTAGTTGTCTAAAGTATTGCCATCCGGTTAATCCATTTGCAAAATTGTGGAGAACATATAGTTTTCTGAAATTCTTCCTCATGGATTTTATAACATCATCCTTTAGATCCATATTCATTAAAGCTGGATGACAGAAAAAATTCTTCTCATCATATACTACTGCTTCGTCACATATAGTATCTAAAATGTATTCTATCTCAGCATTTAAAGCAAAGGTTCTTAGAAAATCCCTTTTGAATGGATAATCTTTATCAAAATATGCTATGTACTTTCTGTTTGATGTGTCTTGGGCTGCTATACTATAGATAAAGTCTTCGTCGCTATCAGTAAATCCAAATCTTTCTCTCATGCTGGCTTCAGATGCACCTATAGCCATGGAGTCTTGAATAACCATATCCTTATACTCCATCCCAAAAGATCCAAGACCACTAATAGTTTTTAATATCCTAGAGATATTCGGATTTATCTTTCCTAAATTATCTAAAAAGCCCGCCATATTTTATATTGTAATTTCTCCTCCTTCAGATCCAGCTTCACCTCCTGTTGCTCCTTCAGCTCCTGTTGCTCCTGCTTCAGCTGCTGCCGCTTCTTTCTTTTTCTCTGCTGCTTTTTCTTTGAATTTTTTATTTGTAACTAAATCCTGTCCTTTCACTCCTAAAAATCTATCAACTAAAAAGTCCATATTAAAATATTTTTTACCCTCTGAGTTCATTAGGGCGGATATTTTTATAACCTGGTCTTTTCTAGCAGCTAATACCTCCATTTCTTTTGCTTCCCTAAATATATTTTCTTTTACATAATCTAAACCAAATTCGGATTTAATTATGTAATCTTTCTTAAGATGCGGAAAGTCTAAGCAGAATTGTACCCATAGTGGCTTCATTAATATCTCTTGATATATTGACCTTAATCTGTTAATAAATTTAGCAAATCTTATTTCCTCCTGATCCAATCCTTCTGCTGTAAAAGTAATTGTTCCTTCAGATCCTGCTTCTTCTCTACCAAATCTAGTTGCTGGTATTTTAGAGTCCATTCTTAATTTATTTGCAAAATATTTAAGAACTGTTGTATCCGAAAATGCAGTTGCGTCTCCTCCCCCAGGAAGTGGCTGTATATCAGGAGTTCCATTAGGAGATGATGGCATTAAGTAATTTTTAAAGAATTGTATCTTTGGTTTTCCGTCGATTGTTAATTCTCCACTGCTATTATCTAATCTTATATCTTCTTTATAGATTGACATTAGTTCACCTAATGTTTGTTTTGCTTTTTGTGGTGATCTAGTACCTATAGGAACTGTCATTGCCATCCTATATGAAGAGTTCATTACGTTCCAGATGATTCTTGTGTGCTCCATTATTCTTAGGAGATTAAATGACCGTATCATTCTTTCACAGTAACTAACTCTTGAAGATGTTCCACCTCCCTTAGCATAACTTATATAAATTATCTGGGAGTCATATAGTTTTCTAGTCAAAGATGGGTTATCTGGATATTGTATCCATATATCAATAAAAGATCCATCTGGCTGTGCCTCTACTGTTGGTATTAGTGACCATGGATCCAATTCTTTGAATCCAACAATATTCTTACCTTTTTTATCAAATACGATTTCAAAAGCTAGAATACCATCAACTAGAAATTTTCTGAATAAATGCCAAGCTGATATATCTTGATTAAATCCAAAAAGATTATATACCTCTTTATACCTCTTTTGTACTTTTTCGTAAGTTTCCTCATTAACATCATCATGTTGCATGAAAGAGAAATAAGCCCAAAAGTTTTTGTCATCATATACTATTGATTCGTCGCATATAGTATCAAGAATAAATTCTATTTCTGGATTCTGAGAAAATCCTTGTAGATAATGTCTTTTGTTTTTATAGTCCTTATCAAAATAAGCTATGTATTGTTTAGTGGTAGTATCTGCTCTTCTTAATCCAAAAAGAAAAGATTCATCCTTTATCCCTCCCTTTTGTAGAAATTGAGCTTCTGTTATACCTACTGCTTGAGAATTTTTAACTACAAGATCTTCGTAGGCCATACCGAAACTACCCACTTTCTTTATACTATCTAAAATAGAACTAAAGAATGATTTTTTATCGTCAGTAAATCCAGCCATTAGACTTGTGAGTTTTTATTATATATCTCATTTAACTGGGTCCCTTCAATAGACCTAGTATTTAGATATACTATTCTAGTCCAATCTTCCAAAGGAATTTCCACTACATCACGAACTTTTTTTAAATCCCAAGCTCTATAAGCATGTTTATAAGGTATTCCTTTTAAAATTATATCCATAGTTTGGTAGTCAGTTTTAAGAGGAGCTTGTCCTCTTCCTTCCCCCATTTCTATTTTTTTTAAGTTTCCTTCTATCTGATCCTTGAATACGCTTTGTACTCTTTCAAAGAATGCTATTCTAAATATCGGTGAAATTAAAATTAGATCAAGACCTTTAAAAAGGTTCTTTTTTTCGTAATTATCGTATTCAGTAAAAAAAATAACTGGTCTTTTGTTTATAAAAGGTTTCCCTTTTTCTAATTGATCATTGTATTGAAAAGAATAAACTTTCCCAGATAAAAAATTTAAAGGGCTAAATTCAGATTTTTTATTCACATAATTATTTGCCCAATACGTAAATGATTCTTCAGGTAATGAGGTTAGACCTGAGACTGAAAGTTTGTAATCATTAAATTGTTGTTTAAAGGAAGAAATCATCTCATTATAAAGCTTTCATTTATAGCACCGAATTTATATCCTCTAGATTCAGCAAATCTAGTTGCTGCTTCAAATTTAGCTCTATTGGTTATCCATATTTTAAGTTTCTCATTATAGGATCTTATCTTTTTTTCAGTTAAATTTCCTACAGGTTCTTTGGGCCTTTTATTAAGTGCATATTGATCCTCGGGTTTTATTTCTATAAACCAATTTTCAAATACATCTCCCTTTTGTACTTGTATATAGTAATCTACAAAATACTTATGTTCCTTTTTGTCTATTGGAGACCAATATGGTATATCTGTTGGTTCTGAGCTCCATTTGGTTATATTGGGATTTATATCACAATATTGACAAAATTTTCTTTCCCATGAGCTTCGGTATATTATATTGTTAATATCCCCAATGTACTTTAATGGATTAACTGGATTATATTTTCCAGATTTCCACTTTCCATTGGGCTTTAACTTTTTTATATCCACCTTTATACATTATAGTTGGAATTTTCCTCCCTTACTATTCTAGAAAAAGGAATAGTTTTCGGTGACTTAGGTGGATGAATTTTTTTCCATCCTTTTTTCATTCCGTTATGTGCTATTTGGGATATAAAGGCAAAAGGATTATCAGACTTTGCTGGATCGTATCTATTCCAATACTTAACTAGATCTTCAAGACCAGATGATATGCAATCTTCTTTGTCTTCGTTATCTCTATAAGAATGTGTCTTAGACATTCCGTTTACTATAAGAGTAAACATTTTAACGGTCTCATCAGTTAGTTGACCTTTTTCTTTACTTTCGAGGAGAGCTCTTTTTAGCTCTTTGTTTTTTACGTATATCATTCTTCTTGCGGTGGAATATTATTTTGGAGCTTTTCTATTTGTTTTTCTAAATTAACCCTTAATTCTTCCAAATTTTTCCTCGAATTTCTAATTGTGTCTATACCTATCTTACCATTTTCTTCACTAGAAGTTTCTAATTCTTTTATTTTTTCTAGACAATTTTTCAAATCGTCTAAAACAAAATTGAGTCTGTTACCAATTCCCTCATCCGGGTCATTAGCAACAGACTCATTTATTCCTTTTGTATTTACTTTTTTTTTGTTTTTGGAGCGGAAGAAAAATTAGACACTTTGTCATTTTCAGCAAATCTTCTTCCATTTTTTTTGCTGTTTCCGTGTGCATCAGCAAAATTAAAATCGTCCTCGTCTTCCATGAATTTTTTAGACTTTTCGGATTTTCCTTTAGGAGCTTTCTCTATGTGAGAATTTTTTTGATTCTCCTTAAGTGTAGCTAGATTCATGTTTTTAAGATCCTGTATAAATTTAGAAGATCCTTTAATAGAAGCGCTAGGAGCTTTAGCTAAATCTAGATTATCTAGAGTATCTATAAACTTTTTACCACTTCCGACTTTTCCTTTGGTAGGAAGATCTGCCATATTAGCAGATTTTGATTTAACACCTCTACCAGTTAAAGGTGCTGATTTACCGCTCTTTGGTAAACCTGCCATAGTTCCTTTTTCATTGTTTATAAACTTAGAAGAAGATCCTGTTTTTTTATCTGGTGCTTGAGCCATGTGTTTTTTAGAAAGATTCTCTATTCTAGAATCTTTGTGTGATCCTCCTCTGTTTCCTGGAGCATTAGCAAAATTCTGATTTGATTCATTAGCAAAATCTTCAGTATATTCGATATCTAACTGAGGTGCTTTAATATCATATCTGTCTATTTCGTCATCCAGATCTTCAACATCAGAGAAGAAGTATTCCCCTGTTTTACCCTCTTTAAAAAGAATAGTATAAGTTTTAGAGCTTCCGTCTACTCCAATAACTCTTCCTTTAACGCCATTTCTTTTTATTCTAACCTCAGTATCAATAGGATATCCAAGGTCTTCATTCATTGAAGGAAGTTCTTTAGCTTTACTTTCAAATCTTGAAATCTCTAGGTTGATTTGATTCCATCTGTCTTTTAGGGATTCGATTTCATTTTCAATGCTTTCTTCTAAAGTTACAAGTTCATCAGATTTAGCGATAAGAGGATTTTCTTTTTTAGCAACATCCAATTTTCTTAGTTCGCCTTCTAATACATCGATATTTTTGATAATCTCTTTTTTATCATTCTTCATTATACTCAAGAATGCTTGTTCTCCTTCTAAAAATTCTGTAAGAGATTCAGTGATATCATATTTAATAAAGTCTTTAACTATATTAATAGCTTGAGTTGCATTAGCTTCGTATATTTTATTTAATCTCATAGCTGGATTAACTGTTTGTACATAAATACCAGCTTCTGTTTTAAATATATTAGCCTCTACGTTTTCAAAAACTCTAGATTTTATTTTTTTACCAAAATCAAGATCTATAATTTCCTCAGCATTACTAGCTACAAATACTGCTTTAGCTATTTTGTGGTTTGAACTTTCTAAAAGATTGTTTGTACTTACACTAACTGCAAGTGGAAGATCATCTTCGTTAATTCTTTTTCCGTCAAAATAAACCTCCTTAGATTCGTTTGTAAATACTATCTCTACCTTATTATTTCCAATATTTAATGATATCTTATTGTTATCTATTTTAACGTCTCTATCGCTTATAATTTGAGCCTGATCAGCTAGTTCTTGTGGAACTTCATCCATGCTACATTCTTGAATAACTTGTGTGTTCTGATCTATCTTTAAAAATTTACCAGATGAGTAAAATACTGTCTCTTCATTTTCGTTTAAATAGATAGGTGAATAAAGATTGCTTATTTCACAAACGTTATTATCAAATCCAACATTGAATTTTCCTGTATTTTCATTTTCGTATATAGATAAGAAACTAACAAGATTTCTAACCATTGGATTAAATCCAAATCTTTTAAGACCATGCACAAGAGATTCTGTTGATTTAGTTTCAGAAACTAACCATCCTTTCATTTGATCTGTAGCATCGGAAAATAAATCCCTTCCTGGACTATTTCTCATAGTTTCGTAAGTCTTAATAACCTCAATCTCTCTTTTTCTGTTTTCTAATATTCTATTTAAGTTCTCTAGAACTGGAGTTACTGCATTTTCCCAAGAAAACGATTTAAGATCGTTTATAAATCCTTCAATTACAAATGATTCAGATATTCCTTTCCCAACCAATATATGATCATATTTTTCTAACATAATCTTACCAGCTGGTATCTCATTTAAAGTTGAATTTTTTAAAGCCGAAACTGTATTTATTAGACCAAAGCTAAAAGAAATACCTTTATTAGAAGGTCTAGATGAAGAACCATGTGATTGTGATTCCTTAAGCATTTGAGCAGTTGAGCCTCCAAGGAAAGTAGAAGCAACAGGTTTTTTTGTTGCTCCTAATCCAGCCCATTCTCTTAAAGAATCTGCAGCATTTTTAGAAGTCTCCATATTTAGTCTATTGATCTCTGGATTAATATTTTTTTCCATTTGTAATTCGCTTTTTTAGTATATATCTAATCTTTTATAGATTCCCTTTTGTTATTTATTTCCGATCGAAAGTATTTTTCAATTCTTTTATTGGTTAATATCTGTTATCGTTAATATATCACTCGAATCGTAATATGATAATCTCTTAACTCCTCCTCGTCTTTCAAAAATCTGACAAGTGAATGTTCCATAAACGGAAGGTTGTTGACTAATCCCAGTAACTGTGATAATAACATCATCGGAGTAAACCGAATCAACTGTTATGACTATATCTTCAGTTCCTCCGAATGCACTTCCTGGTATTGTTAATTCGTTTTCAAGAGAATAACCTTCGCCTCCATTAATTAAAGTCACACTATCAACTAATCCGCCAACAACTGTAACACCAAAAGTTGAATTCTCCCCAGTACCTGTTCCTCCTTGAGCAAATATATCGGGATACGAACCATCAGCTCCGGTTAAGCCAATTCCATTACTCGAAAATCCGTTGATGTGGCCTGAAAACCCTCCAATTTGAGTTCCTGGTATTGTTATTGTGTTACCTATTTCATATAATTTACCAGATGCGTCGCCAGTAACACCCGTAACAGCAAATCCTGAAACTTCAATATCAAAAGACGCATTAACACCATTTCCGTTTGTTGTTCCGACTCTATTAAGGAATATCCCATCGGGAGTTGCATTACCTAAAGCGATATACGTAAATGTTGTTATGTTTCCATAATTTGCTGTAAAATCAGTGTTGTTAACAGATGTGTTAACAACATTCCATTGGAAGTAATCACCTATTGTGTTAGTATAGAAATTATCAGGGATTACGTTGTCGTAGAAGTGTTCACCAACATTATTATTTGAAAAGTTATTTCCTATCTTATTACCTCTTTCTATTTCTATATTGGCACCATATCCAAAATCATCTGCAATAGTATTGTTGCTAAAGAGATTTCTAATTTGGTTATGCGAGAACTTATCGCCAACTGTATTGTTATTAAATTCGTTTTCAATTACATTATATTGAAAGTCTCCTAATGTATTATTTGAGTAAAAGTTATTACCGATTACATTATCTGTAAAATAGGTATTTCCGATATTTGTAGAATCTCCTATACTATTTTCTTGAAATGCTGCACCTATTCGGTTTCTCAGGCATTGACTATAAAAGTTATTATTATAGTGCTCATCTCCATTAAGAGTATTTCCTATGAATACGCTAAAGAAGTTATTATCATAAACCTCATCACCTATTACATTTTCTCTAAATTCTTGATATGTCTTATTATTGTTAAACGATTCACCTACTTGACTATCGCTAAATGTGGCTTCTAAAACATTATTATTAAATCCGTTAAGAGTGTTTTTACTAAATTCACCAAGTATGATGTTGCTATTAAAACCTCCTTTGATTATATTGTATTCAAAATCATCTTCTCCTGTGTAGAAGTTTCTGGAAAATGTACCTTGGATAAGATTGTAATCAAAATCGTTACCATCCTGATCTCCAAGATGATTATTGTAAAACTCACCATTAATTGTGTTGCGTTGAAAATCACAATCCATTATATTATCGTAGAAATTATCATTGATTATGTTATTGTCAAAATCGTTATCAATGATATTATTGTAAAAGGCACCTATAACTTTGTTAGAATCACAACTAGCTCTAAATGTGTTATTTCTAAAATCGTGTCCAAATGAATTATCTAAATAAGTATTGTTACCTTTGAACACATTATTTGGTAATAAGAAATTATATTCATCCCATACCGTATATGCTGCCGTATTTGTAGATGTGTTTCCAAAACATCTGTCTATGTCTTCAAAAGTTGGCAATTCTACTGAATCGGTATTAGATATAATGTTATTTTGTTTCCAAGACACACCTGTTAATAGATTTGCATTAACTAATCTTTTATCTGAAACAGTAATAATTACATTTCCGGTAACGACCATATTGGTATTATCTTCTATAGATACAATTTCGTAATAAGTTACAATAGGATTATTATTTACATCCAAAACACCAACAATCTGTCCAGTTGTGAAATCGGTAAAAGTAGTACCAATTCCTGTTACATCAGCAAAGTTAGCACCTAATATTGAAAACTCAATAGAGACGGTTCCGACATAAACATTTTCGGAAAAATATGCATCATATCTTTTGAAAAGAACCTCTCTAAAGTCGTAATCAAATTCATTTCCTTGGTCGTCTTTTCTATATGTTATTCTACCGAATGCAGGGTTAGATGTTACTTCGGTTTGATTGAATGTGATATCATATTTAATGTTATCATTCGGCCATTCAGGTTGGTAAGCATCAGACGCTAAAGAACTTGAATCTAGAGCGAATACAATTATAGGTGAAATATTTCCTATTTTATAGTTATCTATTGTAATTGGATTGCCATTATAATCATAATCAGGTTGATCATAACAAGTTTGATAATCTGTTATTAAATAAAATCTTCCTGGTATTAATAAACTATTTGTAATTTTATCTACAAGTTCAGAGTATGTAGTGTGAGTAATGGTATTCGCGGATAACCCAATACCTATATAATCTTTAACATAATCTAAAGTAGCGTTAACTGTGTGTCCAGAAGCATACATTAAAAATAAATTATCACCACCTAAACTATTATCGTTACTGGGATAT